AGTTTTCGCAAGCCTACAGGCACGAATTAAACGCTTTGGTAAGGGCAGGACAGCAATACATTCAGCAACATTATTCACCGGAAACCTTGGGGCGCAAATGGCAGAGCGTATTCGACTCCATCTAGGAGCGGGTGATAGGTCTTGGCCCGGATGGATCAATGTTGATTGCATTGGCGAGCAAGACCTAATTTCGGATGTAACAGAACTTGATTTGCCGGATAACCATGCCGATGAGATTTCGGCGATCCATTTGTTTGAGCACATCCCGACACCTAAAGCGAAACAAACGTTGCTAGAGTGGTTGCGGGTGCTAAAGCCAGGCGGTCAGTTATCGCTTGAAATGCCGTGTCTTGACAATGTAATTGCGCTATGGAATCAAGGACACAGGAATGACGATTTGATCGGGCGTGCATTGTTCGGAATGCCCGAACCTGATACGATGCGCCATCATTGGTGTTACTCAAAACAGCAAATCGGCACGATGTTAGTTGAAGCAGGTTTTGAGAATGTGCGTTTTGAAGAACCATTTTTCCACTTGCCGCAACGCGATCTTCGCGTCGTTGGCAGCAAATCTAAGGAGTAATTATGGCTATTCCGTCACGAGTTTTGGCTGCTGGTAATTCTCCGCTGTCGTCAACGACGATCTGCGGCGATACCGCAACTGGTCTTGTTGCTGTCGGTTCAACTGCTGGAACGGCTCTGCAACTGTCGGCTGTTTTCAATGCGATCACGACTTCCGCAGCCTCTACTGGTGTGAAGCTGCCGCCGACCGAAGCCGGTGCAATGGTCGGCATTTGGAACGCCTCGGGGCAGACGATCAAGGTTTATCCTGCAACTAGCTCGACGATCAATGCAGCCGCTGCAAGCGTTGACCTTGCTGATGGCAAAGCTGCGCTGTTCTTTGCTACGAGCGCAACGACCTGGGCTTCTGTTACTACTGCCTAATGTCTATTCCGTCGCGGGTTCTCGGATCAGGCGTAAGTCAACTCTCGACTGTCTCTATATGTGGAGACGGTTCGACGACTCTGACTGCTGCGGGAACTACGCGAACGGATGCTTTACAGCTTGTTAAGGTCTACAACAACCTAACGACTGTTGCATCAGGCACAGGAGTGTTACTTCCTTCTAGCGAGGAAGGCGAGACAATATGGATTACGAACAGCGGGGCAAATACGCTTAAGGTTTATCCGTACGAATCGACGACGACGATAGCGGGTGCAAGCTCAGTTAGTGTCCCACCGAATTGCACAGCGATCTTTGATGCGGTAACAAGGACGGTGTGGGAGTGCTCGCAAGGCTATAACGGGGCATTTCCGAAGCTGAATTACGGTACGTTTTACGATACAACAACGCAATCGGCAGCGGTTATCAATACTGCCTACGCAATGACGTTTAACACGACTGATCTATCAATTGGCGTTTCTCGCAGCAGTCCGACTTCACGAATATTGATAGACAATGCAGGTATCTACAACATCCAGTTTTCAGCGCAGTTGCACAAAACAGCGGGTGCGGTAGGAAATATTTATATTTGGCTAAGAGTTAATGGTTCAGATGTAGCGCAATCAGCAGGAAAAACTGCGGTGCAAGGATCAACAGCAGAATTAATTGCTGCATGGAATTATGTAACAAGTTTTACAGCAGGGCAGTATTTTGAATTAATGTGGTCAGCAGATGACACTCGATGTCAGATTGTAGCAATCGCAGCAAGCAGTCCAGTTCCGGCAATACCCTCCGTTATTTTGACGGTGACGCAAGTCAACAACATTTGATCCCCACAGGAGCAAAATCATGGCACTAGATTCAGATATCAACAATGCAGACTCGCAGCTTTACGTCGAGTTTTACACGTCCGACAAAGACCCCTACAAGGGCAAGCCGTTCATCAAAATCGTAGTGCCAGGTGACAAGACAACGGTGATTGACCAGCCGGTGCGGGATGACCACAAAGAACGGTTTCCTCGGCAATGGCTGCATTTTCAGATGCAAAGCGGTGATGGCCCGGTTATTGGCACGCCGCTGAAAGATTGGTTTCAAGACCGTCCCGATGAGTTGAACGACAACCAACTGGCTGAATTGCAGATTCTAAAGTTTCAGACGGTTGAACAAGTTGCAACGGCAAGCGATAATCAACTTCAACGGATCGGCATGGGCGGTGTGGGATTGCGTGAACGTGCGCGGAATTACCTACTGAACAAGAACCAAAAGGTTTCGAGTGGCGAGTTGGAAGAAACCCGCGCACAGCTTGAAGAACTTAAGGCACAGATGGCGATGCTCTTAGAGCAGCGTAAACCTGGCAGACCGAGGAAAGAGAATGTCAACGACGACCATGCTGGAGTTGGTGCAGCAAACAACTAATGAGCTTGGCGTTGCAACCCCGTCAAGCGTAGCAGGCAATACAAACCAAGACGTTATCCAAATTCTCGCGTTGATGAACGCGAACGGGTACGAGTTTCTTCGTCGCCATGCTTGGCGGGAACTGACAAAGCAGCACGCGTTTTATACCGAATACATTACGACCACCGGCACTTGGACGACTGCCGCCCGCACGATCACAATGGCCTCCACTACGGGACTTGATACAACGTATCAGGTTCAAGGCACAGGCATCAATCAGAACACCTATATCGTCTCTGTAGACTCAGCAACGCAAGTCACAGTCAATCAAGACTTTTCTGCTGACGGTATTGCTGCAACGGCGTACTTTCAGAAAATCAAGTATTCGCTTCCCGCTGATTATGAAAGTCTTGTTCCGCGTACCATGTGGGACAAATCCAAGCATTGGGAAATGCTAGGGCCTGAGAATGCTCAGCAATGGGAATGGTTGTTGTCAGGCTATATCTCAACCGGCCCGCGTATCCGGTGGCGCTTGCTTGGTGAATACTTCCAAATTTGGCCCGGTATGTCCACGGCTGAATATCTAGGTTTTGAGTACCGTAGCAAGGGGTGGGCAGAATCTTCAACCGGTACGGTTAAAAACTCGTTTACTGTAGACACAGACACTTGCATCTACCCTGACAGGTTGATGGTCAACGCCACGAAACTAAAGTATTTCGAGGCTAAAGGCTTTGACACTACGGCGATGATGCGTAATTACTTGACCGAGATGGAAGCGGCGAAGGCTCTCGATATGTCGTCTGCCAATCTGTCGCTCGCACCGCGTCCAGGCACAGTCCTGATTGGTTACGACAACATTCCCGACTCGGGATACGGTACTAACTGATGGCAACAAGCGCACGCCGCCGGATGATGGTTCAAGGCACAGCCGCGCAAGTGGCTTCCTTGCCTGCGCCTATTGGTGGATGGAACGCTCGGGATTCGCTTGCCAACATGGAAGCGACTGATGCTGTTCAGCTTACCAATATGTTCCCCACAGTCTCTAGCGTCAATCTGCGGGGCGGTTATCAGCAGTATGCAACGGGGTTGCCGGGACAAGTAGAGAGCCTGTTTAACTACTCAGGCGGCAATGCTGAAAAACTATTTGCAGTTTCTGCTGGCAGTATTTATGACGTAACAGCAGGCGGCGCTGTAGGGGCGGCAGTAGTCTCAGGACTGACAAATTCTCGATGGGAGTATGTCAACGTCGCAACGCCAGGCGGTGCGTTCATGTACGCCGCCAATGGCACAGATGCACCTTTGCTCTACAACGGGACGACGTGGACTTCCATCACATCAATTTCAACGCCTGCAATTACAGGCGTTACAACGACAACGCTTGACGATGTGACGCTGTTTAAAAACAGGGTTTGGTTCATTCAAAAGAACACCCTCAAGGCGTGGTATCTGCCCACTTCATCAGTTGGTGGTGCTGCTGAACAGCTCGATCTCAGCTCAATCTGTCGTTTTGGTGGGTATTTAGTTTCTATCGGGACGTGGACGATTGACGCAGGTTACGGTGCTGATGACAACCTAGTGTTTGTTACTAGCAATGGTGAAATCATTGCCTATCGCGGGACTGATCCAGCTTCTGCATCGACTTGGGCGCTGATCGGGGTGTGGAAGTTAGGCACTCCCATTGGCAAGCGGTGCATGTTCAAATATTCCGGCGATCTGTTGATTTTGACTTTAGATGGTCTATATCCTCTTGCGTCTGCGGTTCAAAGTTCGCGGCTTGATCCAAGAGTGGCGCTATCAGACAAGATACAAGGCGCATTTGCGTCTGCAACTAGGGCGTACCAAGACAATTTCGGCTGGCAAATTCTTTACAATGCAAAGAACAATGCGTTGTTTGTAAATGTGCCCGTATCTCAAGGTTCTGCTCAACAGCAATATGTGATGAACAACATCACAAAGGCTTGGAGCAACTTCACGGGTTGGAACGCTAACTGTTGGGAAATCTACAACGATGACCCCTATTTCGGCGGGAATGGCTTCGTCGGCAAAGCATGGACATTAGATTACCAAGACAACGCTGCAAACATCCCTGCCAATACGCTGCAAGCGTTTAATTACTACGGTTCTCGCGGCGTCAAGAAATATTTCACTCGCGCAAGACCGAGCATTTTTACCAACGGGCAACCGGCTATTTTTGTTGGTATGAACGTCGATTTTGACATTCAAGATACTACCGCTGCGCTTTCGTTTAGTCCTCAGACTTATGGCGTTTGGGGCACGTCGTTATGGGATGTGGGTGTTTGGGGTTCAGATGCAACGATTACAAACAACTGGCAAGGCATCACAGGCATCGGTTACTGCGGCGGCATTCAGATGAAAAGCGCAAGCAGCGGTATACAGATTGAATGGGCATCGACTGATGTGGTGTATCAAACCGGATGGGCTGGTATATGAAGATCATTACCGAGCCGAAAGAACTCATTGGGCGCTATGTTGCAAGTAAACAAGGCAAAACCGATGATTGGCAAAACTATGCGGCAATCGGTTTGCTCAACAGCGACGAGGAATTAGTTGCTGGCGTGGTGTTTGATTGCTACCAACATCCCAACATTTTGATGCACATTTCTGCTGAACGATTGAGCAGGGGTTTTATGGATGCGATTGTGCGTTATGCGTTTGAGCAGTTGCAATGCAAGCGAATTACAGGAACGATCCTCAAAAGCAACAAAAAGTCACGGCGATTTGCAAATCACATGGGTTTCAAGTTGGAAGGTGTTATGCGTAATGCACATGAGGATGGCGATGTGTGCATTTATGGATTGTTGAAAACAGACGCTCAAAAATGGATGCGTCGGGAATTGGAGAAAGTTCATGGCTAAACTTGTCGAAACGATATTTGGCGGCGGTTCTCAACCGGCAGCGCCAGCAGTTCCTGATTATGCTGGTGCAGCGGCAGCGCAAGGCGTGGCTAACAAAGAAACGGCGATTGCACAGGGTTATATCAATAACCCAAACATTTATTCGCCCGCTGGAACGCAGTTAGTTACATTTGATCCGACCACAAACCAGCCAACGGTTAAGCAATCCCTAACTCCAACAGCTCAAGAAACTTTTGATACGCAGCAACGTGTTCAGAAAATTTTGGCAAGGTTAGGTGAAACAGGCACAACCACGGCGCAAGACATTCTGAGCAAGCCGTTTTCTCCTACCGGTACAGCAGCAGGCCCATTGCAAACTAGGATTGACACTTCTAACCTAGCGAAAATGCCCGTCAATGCTGGCACTACTGGTCAAGAAGCAATCATGGCTAGGCTCGCTCCGCAGTTAGAGCGCCGTCAAGCATCATTAGAAAATCAGCTTGCGAATCAAGGCATCACGCCAGGATCAGAAGCATATCGAACTGCTCAAACGCAAGAAGCGCAGAACCGTAATGACTTGTTAAGTCAGGCTGCATTGTCAGGCATCAGTCTTGACACGGGTGCGCGGGCGCAAGGTTTCAATGAAGCTAATGCAACGATGGCGGCACAAAATGCAGCAGATGCGGCAGAGTTGGCAAGACAATACCAAGAACGCACACAGCCGCTGAATGAAATAACTGGTTTGCTTGGTGGTTCAAAAATTGATACACCAACATTTCAGGCTTACAACCCTGCGCAACTTACTCCTGCCCCTGTTTTTGCAGGGGCACAAGCGCAAGGGCAAGCGGCCATGAACCAATATGGGTTACAACAATCGCAAGCAAATGCAAATCAAGCAGGATTGACTGGCTTGCTTGGTGCAGGACTTGGCGCTTACTCTTACAATCCGACCGCTGTTAAAGGGTTGTTTGGCTTCTAATTGAGGTAATAAAAATGGCTGACATTAGTTTTACTTTGCCTAGTCCTTACCAATCTGAACAAGCTGATATAGCTCGTCGTCAGAAGATGGCTGAGATCATGCAGCAGCAAGCATTCCAGCCCGCAGAGACGTTTAGCTATGGCGGCATACAGGCTAGGACTTCGCCGCTCACAGGCATTGCTAAAGCCTTGCAAGGCTATATGGCAGGCAAGACGCAACGAGATTTGATTGGTGAACAGAAAGCATTGGGAGAAAAAGCTCAAACAGAGGCACAAAACTGGTATCAAAACATTGATACTGTGCCGTCTGATCTTGTTGATGAAGGCCCACTCCCCGCACGAAAGCGTAGTGAAGAAGAACGCAGAGCACACTTGTTCAAAGGCTTGAGCAATCCCGCCACTGCCGGATTTGCACAAACAATGCTTGCTCAAGATATGGAAGAAAAAGATTTCCAACGTGCTTTGAACGCTGCTAGAGGAAATCAAGCGCCTGTTGCTGCTGCCCCCGCTGCGGAAAGAATGAACCCGATGATTTCTGGACAGCCAGGTTCATCCGTTATGGCAGGTGCAGAAGGCACTACACCGCCCGTAGCGCCGCCCGTTGCACCACAAGCTGCTCCGCAAGCGATGCAACAACCTGGGCAGCAAGGGTTAGGTTTGAATCCTGAAGTGCTTGCTATGTCTGCAAGTAAACGTGGTCGAGAACTTGCTAACTTTTTGCAAAAAAATGCGCCTGAGTTTGGCACAAAAGGCGAAACGTTTAGAAAGGCTGATGGCACTCTTGTTGAACGAGTCTATGGCAAACAAGGGCAAGTAATTGAACGTCCTTTGCAAGCAACGCCTTATGAAGCCACGACCACAGAAATTCGCAACGTCAATGCAGCACTAACAGGGGCAGGAATTGATCCCAATAGTCCGCAAGGTCGTGGTGCATTTAGTGCGTTATTGAACAAAATGACTAGCCATCAACCTGCAACAAATGTCAATGTAAACACCGAACGGTCTTACTTTGGCAACGTTGCAGAAGGATTGGCAAAGTCCGACGCATCAACAATTGAAGCAGCACGTTCAGCTCCTGAGAGAGTAACAAGCGCAAGGCGCGTGCTTCAGACATTGCAGCAAAACCCGATTACCGGAACAGGTGCTGATCTAAGATTGCAGATTGACAAGGCTTTGTCGACTGCTGGCCTAATTGATCCGTCAAGAACGCAAGCAACTGAGAATTTAATGTCTAGCTTGGCTGCTGGCACGTTGGATTCAATCAAAACTAGCGGTCTTGGTGCAGGACAAGGATTTACGGACAAAGATAGAGAATTCCTAGAACGTGCAAAGTCAGGAAACATACAGATCAACGCTCAAACGCTTGCTGATTTGGCAAGGCTTAACGAACGTGCAGGATTGGCATCTATTGAAAAAGGCAATCAAACAATCAAACGATTGAAGAAAGCGCCTGGCATGAGTGGATTGCAGTCTCAATTAGAGGAAATAGCTGTTCCTGAAAGTGGTGGTGCTGGAGGGCAATTAACCCGAGATCAGCAAGCATTGCAATGGGCAAATACAAATCCAACTGATCCAAGAGCTGCCGCCATCAGAAAAAGGCTCGGACAATAATGGAAAAATTTGATCCTGATGCGTATCTAGCACAGCAACCTGCATTTGATCCTGATGCTTACTTGGCATCGGTAAAGGAATCGCCTGCTGCCTGGCAAGTGGGAGTCAATGCTGTTAACAAAGGCATGGCTAACACGATTGATATGCTGCTAAATGCCCCACAAAACGTGGCAAACCTTGCGCGTGCGGGCGTAGGTACGGCTGCGATTGCTGCTGGCCGTCCTGATCTTGCGCCTGAAATTCGTCCGACTCCTGATTTGGCTCGCAGAGCGTTTACCGCCCTCGGTGGCATTCGTCCTGAGTTTGAGCCTTCCACTACAGGGCAACGAGTGCTAGACGTTGCAGGACAAGGCGTAGGAGGCGGCGTAATGTCTCCCGCTGCATCGCTAGGTGGAATGGGGCGAAATGTCGCTGTAGGCGGCGTTAGCGGTGCTACGGGGCAAGGTACAACCGAAGCTACGGGAAGCCCGTTAGCTGGAATGCTTGCGAGCATGACAACTCCAAGCGTAATGAGTGGTGCTGGCAATCGAGCGCAAGCTGCGGTTAATCAGGCAAGGCTGCGCGAAGCAGAGCAAGGACTAAGTAATCAAACATTGCGAACGGGGCAAGA